GCACTTAGAAGTTGAAGACTTGCTTGTACTTAAAAATAATAAAGGTACAGAAGATAATCGTGTAAGACATATGGATTATGGCGTACAGTTTAATAAATTAATGTATGAACGTTTACTTACAAATGGTAATATTACACTTTTCTCACCTGCAGATGTTCCAGGCTTATATGATGCATTTTTTGCTGATCAAGATAAGTTTAAAGAAATATATGAGAAAGCTGAAAAGAAAACTGGAATTAGAAAAAAAGTTCTTAAAGCATCTGAGTTATTTGGAATGTTTATGGAAGAACGTAAAAATACAGGAAGAGTTTATTTGATGAATGTAGATCATGCTAATTCGCATGGTTCGTTCAAGCCTGAACTAGCACCTATTAAACAAAGTAACTTATGTTGTGAAATTAATTTACCTACTAAACCTTTGTATAGTGTTAGAGACAAAGAAGGTGAAATTAGTTTATGTACGTTAAGTGCAATCAATTGGGGAAATATTAGTGAACCTAGTAAGTTTAAAAAAGTTTGTAAATTAGCAGTACGTGGATTAGATGCATTATTAGACTATCAACAATATCCAGTATTAGCGGCAGAATTAAGCACAATGAAACGTAGACCATTAGGTATAGGTATTATTAACTTTGCATATTGGTTAGCAAAAAATGATAGCAATTATCAAGAACCGAATTTAGAGTTAGTAGACGAATGGGCAGAAGCATGGAGTTATGGACTTATAAAAGCAAGTGCCGATTTGGCAGTTGAAAAAGGTGCAATATCAGGTAACATGGAAACAAAATACGGCCATGGTATTACTCCTAATCAAACATACAAAGTAGAAGTAAATGAACTTATTAAACACAAAGAACGTATGGATTGGAAAGGATTGCGTAAGCAATTAGCAGATACAGGAATAAGAAACTCCACTTTGATGGCTATTATGCCAGCAGAAACGTCTGCTCAGATAAGTAACAGCACGAACGGAATTGAGCCGCCACGTAGTTATGTAAGCATTAAGCAAAGTAAACATGGTGTGCTGAAGCAAGTAGTTCCTGGATATCCAAGATTAAAAAACAAATACGATCTATTGTGGGATCAAAAATCACCGGAAGGTTATTTAAAAATAATGGCAGTCTTACAAAAATATATTGACCAAGGCATTTCGGTAAATACATCATACAATCCGGAACACTACGAAGACGAAAAAGTTCCTATGAGTATGCTTATCCAAGATGTATTAATGTTTTATAAGTATGGCGGTAAACAGTTATACTACAACAACACATTTGATGGACAAGGCGAAATAGATATTAATAAAAAAGAAGTAGAACAACCAATGTTCGTCACTACAGAAATTATAGATGACGAAGACTGTGAGAGTTGTAAAATTTGAAGAAAAAATTGAGTGTATTAGACGTAAAAAATAAATCCGATCATACTAAAGCAAACATGTTTCTTGACGAAAATGGTGGCTTAGGTATGCAAAGATTTGATGTGATCAAATATAAGCAGTTTGAAAAATTAACTGATAAACAGTTAGGATTCTTTTGGCGTCCAGAAGAAGTTGATATTCTAAAAGATGCAACTGACTTTAAAAATTTAACAGACTTTGAACAGCACATTTTTACTAGTAATTTAAAAAGACAAATATTACTAGATAGTGTCCAAGGACGTTCACCTAATCTTGCATTACTACCCATTGTTAGTTTACCTGAGTTAGAAGCCTGGATTGAGACATGGGCATTCTCAGAAACTATCCACAGTAGAAGTTATTCACACATTATTAGAAATGTATATTCTAATCCAAGTAAAGTGTTTGATGATATGTTAGAGATGGAAGAAATAGTAAATTGTGCAGATAGTATTACAGAAAAATACGATGAACTTATAGAATTTAATGAACTAAGAAATAAAGGTTATAAGTCTTATAACGAATACGAACATAAAAAAGCAATATGGTTATGCTTAATGAGTGTAAACATATTAGAAGGTGTTCGCTTTTATGTTTCATTTGCTTGTAGTTGGGCATTTGCAGAACTTAAAAAAATGGAAGGCAATGCTAAGATTATTAAACTAATTGCTAGAGATGAAAACGTCCATTTAGCCAGCACACAGCAAATGTTAAAATTACTTCCACTAGAAGATAAAGACTTTGCAAAAATAAAAGAAGAAACATATGAAGAAGTTACCCAAATGTATTTAGATGCAGTTGCACAAGAAAAAGAATGGGCAGACTATTTGTTTAAAGACGGAAGTATTATTGGACTTAATGCAGAACTACTCAAACAGTATGTAGAATTTATTGCAGGTAAAAGAATGCATGCCGTAGGACAAGAAAAAATATTTAACACAGGCACAAACCCTCTTCCTTGGACGCAACAATGGATTGCAGGTGGTAGTGTTCAAGTTGCACCACAAGAAACTGAAATTAGTTCTTACGTTATTGGCGGAACTAAACAAGACGTAGAAAAAGATACGTTTAAAGGTTTCAGTTTATAATATACAAAATTAATCCCCCACATAAATATTAGCATGTATAATTTACAAGACGATCTCGGAAAAGTAAAATCTGTTAAACTTACAAATGGTGTTGAAGTTATTGCAACATTACTGGCCGCTGAAGATGATTATATTAATTTAGGAGAGCCTAGAGTAGTTGTTATCAATGACGACGAACTTGCATTGATTCCTTATATTTTTACAGGATCATCTGAAGAAGTAGTTGTTAGATTTACAGAAGTTCAAGCAATAGTAGACACTTTAGAACAGAGTGCAAAAGATTACGAAAGCATCATAGAAGGCAAAGAAGATTAGTATAGATAAATACTAATATGCCAAGTATAGCAAGAGTTCAAACAGATAATGCACAAGGAGTCATAGTAGGTCCTGGTGCTCCCACAGTAAAAGCAGACAACAAAAAAGTATCAGTAGAAAACGATAAAGTTGCTGGCCACGGAGATGCTCCTCATTCTGCACCAACATTAACATCTAATTATTCAAGCACAGTAAAAGCAAATAACAAATATGTTGCAAAAAATGGAACTATAGCCACATGTGGGCATAGTGTTAGTTCCGAATCGACTGTAAAAGTGGATTAACAAATGGCCAATTTACTTTCTGTAAGAGGCCCGCATTCAAGAAGCACTAACAACAATTTAAGAGTCCAATGGAATATGGGAAACCCATGTAATTACGAATGTAGTTATTGCCCTCCAATACTACACGATGGCTCTAAACCTTGGTTTAAAAGTCAGGTATATATTGACACCATTGAACGACTAAACATGCATTACACGGCGTTAAACAAAGTCTTAGACTATGAATTAATAGGTGGAGAAGTAACTGTTATACCTGGATTTGAAGATATTATACGCAAAATACGAGAGTCAGGAGCAAGGTCTTTAGTGTTTACAAACGGTGGCAGAACAGTTAATTGGTGGTCTAAAGCAAAGTATTACTTAGACTCTATAGTATATACATATCACCCTTTAAGCCAGGATAAAGAGCATTTTAAGGCGGTTTTAAACGAAATAAAAGACTTTGTGCATGTTGATATTAACATAGCCGGTATAGGCGGCAGAGTCGACGAATTAGGCGTCTTAACAGAAGAGATTAGAGACCTTTTTAAAGACTGTAAACGTAATAACTATGATAGTATCAGTATATGTGTTAAAACCATGTATAAGAAGTTACTAGGCGCCCGTAGTAAGCAAGAAACATATTGGGAATACACAGACAGCGAGTTAGAAGTTTTAAGCAGACCAGGTATTAAACCACGTCCTGCACCGCCACCAGATCCTAATGCTCCAGCACCTACGCCACCAGATCCTAAAACATATATGACAGAGTTTTTATATGATGATGGAACTGCGAAATATGTGCAAAATCATCAGATAATAAATGAAGGATTAAATCAGTTTTATGGTATGAGATGCCATTTAGGAACGGAAAGCCTAAACATAGATGCTACAGGTAATATGTATAGTAGTTGGTGTGGTGCAATTAATTTTGGTAATATTGCTGATAAAGAATGGAATCTTCCTGAAGTAGGTTTTGTTTGTCCATTAAGTAATTGCAATAATCTAAGTGATATATCAATTACTAAGACCGCTATCGATATGGTATAATTGTCTACCCATTAATGTTGTTAAAACATAATATACTTTCTTTTCGTATTCATAATCTAAATTAAAAGCCTGTAATTCCCAATCATCGCAAAGTGCATTAGAAAAAATTTGCATTTCTTCATAATTATAAAACACATGTCCTGTAACTGATAGATATATGTCCTCTTGTTGCTCCATTTCAAATGCTTTTGCATTAGGTAATACAAAATTATCAGGATTGTCTAATATACTTTTACCTTTTATTTTTTTAACAAAGTGCTTGAGGTAATGATACCCTTGTAAAGATTTTTCTAGTGTTGGTTTGTTCGAATCCACAGTATGCACATCATACAACCATTTACCTTCTTCATTAACAATGTTACTCATGTCTCCAGCAATACAATCTCCATCGTGTTCATACACTTTGTCGAAAAGTTCTTTCATGTATTTTAAATCTAATTTATTATGTTTAAATTTTATAAACTGTATTTGTTTATTTTTAACAGCATCAATATTAGCCTTAACAATTTTCCAATCAGCATTTAAAAATACTTTATCAACAATTCCTGTTGTTTTAAATACAAAATATGCTCCTAAGTCACTAAGGCTTTTATATAAATTAATATCGCCCATACCATA